GGAAGCCCAGCACCTTGACAGTTTTACTCCGAAATGAAAAAAAGTAAGTCTACGCCACGACCGGCACGGAAAGTGAAGGTGGCTAATTCTGGCAAAGGCTACTCGATTGACGCACTCTCCCGCATCACTGGCGCTGATCCAAAGACGATCAATAAAGCCATCCAGCGTGCGCAGATTAAGCCCAACGGCACGAAAGGCGGCTATCCGGTATATGCAGACCTTGCCGCGATTCAGGCGGCTCTGGCGGCGAAACCTGACAAAAGCTTGCGCGACGAGAAGCTACTTGAAGAGATCCGGAAGCTCCGCGTTACCAACGACGCCAAGGAGCGAATCCTCGTCAACCGCGAGCAAAAGTTTACAGAGGCGTCAAAGGTTGCCGGCGAACATCGCGCCTTAGTCCACCAGATCCTCGAAGGAGAAATGCCGACCGAAGTCCAGGGGCACGACGTCATTGGTTGCCTGGTAATCGGTAAACGCTATGCCGACCGGCTGTGCGCAAAGATGGAGGAGCTCGCGGCGGTATGGAAATAGAGCAGTTGTCTCAACGCTGGCAACGCATTTACAGCCCAAAGGATCGCCGTCCGATTCACGAATACGCTTTCGACAAGTACGAGACAGCGCCACCGCTCACCATCACAGGACCTTTCCGCGTTGATCGATCACGTCATTTCATTGAGCCGCTCAATTCGATTCACAACGATCGCAAGAGGGAGATAAACGTCAAAGCCCCGGTTCGGTCGATGAAGACTGGCATCGGTGAAGTGTTTGTCGCCTGGGCCGCCGACCAGTATCCAGCTCCGATAATGTGGGTGACTGGAAAGGCTACGCTTGCAGACCTGGAATGGGATCGATTTGAGAAGCAATTAGAAGCGTCGCCGCGGCTCAGGTACTTGCTACCCCAAGCAACCCCGCAGGGCTCGAGGCGCAACAAGCAATCGGGGTTAGTCGAGTTTACCAATGGCGCAGCGCTCTACATGCACGGCAACGCCGAGCTGAACCTGCAACAGAAAGGCATCCGGTTCGGTGTGCATGACGAAGTTTGGGAGTGGGAACCAGGTAAGCTCGATGAGTCGTACGGCCGGTTTGGCGACTATCTCAGAATGGGGATAAGCAAGATCCTCAATATATCTCAGGGTGGTGAGGATGAAAGCGACTGGGATCGCGTGTGGAGACAAGGCCACTGTGCGGAATGGGAAGTCCAATGCCAAGGTTGCGGCAAATACTTTCAAGCGAATTGGTCACACGAGCGAGACGACGGCCAGCGCGCGGGGATGCGGTGGGATAAGCACAAAGACGAAAACGGATTCTGGATTATCAACAAGTGCTTGGACTCGATCCGGTATGAATGTCCACATTGCCTACACCCCCACACTGATCCCGCCAGAGTGCAAAAGGAATGGAACCGCACCGGCCGCTACACGCCGACAAATCCCGACGCCAGGCCTGAAAAGGATAGCTACCACTGGACAGCCGTAATCGATTTCCCTTGGCGCGAGCTAGTCGACCTGTTTTTGCAGGCCGTGAACGCATGGAAGCAGGGCAACACGGAACCACTCGTCAAATTCTTCCAGAAGCGCATGGCCGAGAATAAATCGGAACGCGCAATCTTGGAATCTGCAATAAACTTCGCCCGTGCCGTCTATGATCTGCGCAGCAAATGGGACGATGAACTAGCGCGGTTCTTCACGGTCGATGTCCAGGAGTCGGTATATTGGGGAACGATCCGCCAATGGAGCAAGGACGGTCGCTCCCGCCGCCTCTGGTTCGGCCGGCTAACGAGCTATGCGGATATCGAAAGCAAGCGCCAAGAGTTTCTCGTCAAACCGCGGTGTGTCGCTCTCGATTCAGGCCACCGTGCTAAAGGTGATTCCGGAGTCTATGCCGCTTGCGTCCGGTACGGCTGGTTCGCCTTCAAGGGTGAGCAGGAGAAAATCTATCGGCACGCTGAGAAGCAAAACGGAGTCGACATAATTGTTGAGCATTCATTCTCGGAGCTTGGCTTTGGGGATCCTGAGACAGCTGCGGCCAAAGGCAAGGCGCCGCTTACCAGGTTCTCCGCTGAAACAATGGCTGACCGCTTGGACGGACTAATTACCTCCGGGTTGTGGATCGAGCCACCGCAAAGCACGGCTCCGATTGAAATTGAATACAAGCGCCAGATGACCGCCGAATTCAAGAAGCGCAAGACAGATCAATACGGCCGCACATTCTATCGGCACGAGGCGCAGCACAAAGACAATCACGCCTACGACTGCGCTAAAATGCAGGTGCTTTACGCGACGCTGTCGGGTATATTGCCGGATAAAGGATAGCTATGTTTAGAGTAGCGCATGATCAAGGTCTACGACTGTTGAACCTTCTGTATTTTGGGAAATCGGTTCAATGGAATGGTAACACACCAACAGCGAGATCCGTGTGCAGGGAGATAAGGTCCAAGCTGTCTTTCCAGCAACGTCGGAAACTCGATCGGGATGGCTTATGCGTCCCGCGTGGGTCTGTTCCTTGGAGGATGAGGATTCACTATTGCTCCAAGATACTTCATAGACCGTTTCCTTGGTGGTTGTATTTTGACCCGCCTAATCGGTAGCCCTCATTGACTCCCGCGCCAATCTCGAATGGCGCGACCATATGCTTCCTTAGCCTCTTCGGTGCTCATAGCCAAACGACAGGAATTGGCTGAGCAACTTCTTTCGATAGGTGGCCGCGTCACCAACCAAGGCAACGAGGCTGGCAACACCTCGATCCAAACCGAGTCGCGGATCCAGACCACGATCAACGACATTAACGAGGAGCTGAATCGCCGTGGAGAGCTCGATCTACCTGACTCGGTTCTGTCCTCAGGCTTTTCGCAAGTGGGGTTCAACTAATGTCCACCGCACCCTACAGATTTATAGACCGGCGCGGAACCTATCACGGCTCGTCAAATAGCCTGCACGAGGCGGCTACATCGCACAACGAGCGGGTGACCTACACAGACCTCGCGCGCGACACGCAGCGGAATATCTCGGACATCGGCCGGCGAACATTGATGACGATTGGAAGGAAGCTATTCGCAGACTTTCCAGCCTTGGAATCTACGGTGTTGGAGCAGGCAAACCTGAGCGTGGGCACATTTCTTCCGCAGTATTACGGCGCGGATAAAGCATGGGGCCGTCTCGCAGAATCGTGGCTAGTCAACGAATGGTTGCCGATATGCGACCTGCGCGGCTGGCCTTACGACGGGGATACATACCTGGAGTTGCATGTAATCTCGGAGCTTCGGGACGGGGATATGGGAACACTACTGACTGAGACGAGTCAGGGTTACCCCATGATCCAGATTATCCCAGGCCACCGGATTCGTTCTCCACTCGGAACCAAGACGGCAAAGGTCCGATTCTACCAAGACAAGCTGTTCGTCGACGGTATTGAGGTCGATAAAAACCGGCCATATCTCTACGAGGACCCGATTGAATTCGATGCCCTGCTGTGCGACGGGGTTATTCTTGGACCCCAAGGCAATCCTATAGCCTACCGCGTTTGCGATGACGGCTACGGTTACGCGAACTATCGCGATGTTTCTTCGCGGAATCTATTCCTGAACTTTCACCCGAAATGGGCCGACCAGTCCCGCGGTATCCCGAATATTGGGAGTGGGGCTTGGGATTGGCAGGACGTGAAGGAGTCCAGACGTTTCAACTTGGTTGCACAGAAAGTGGCGGCCGCGCACTACCTCATTGAGTACAACGAAACTGGAGAGCGCCCATCTGCGACAAGAATGCTTGCGGAGGCAATATACAGCACTGACGAGAACGGGGTAAAGACGCTGACCACACCGGAAGTTCAGAGCGTTTCTGGCGGGATTCGCTATTTCCGTGCTGGAACCGGAAGCAAAATCGAGTCGCTCGCGTCGAACCAGCCGGGTCAGAACGTCCAGCAGTATCAGTCCGACGTCATGCGGGACGCGCTCTCTGGCATGGAGTGGTCTTATATTTTCGGAATCGACCCAAGCAAAGCCGGTGGAGCATCGCTCCGTATCGTTGTCGACCGGATTAATCGGGTACTTGAGAAGCGGCGTAAGTCACCAGCGAAGAGTTTCAAGCGGATTCTTGGCTACGCGATTACCAAGGCCATGAAGCTTGGCATTCTGCCGTGGAATGACGAGTGGTTCATGTGGGAATTCCAGGGCCCGGCGCGCATGACTGCGGACAAGAAGTACGATTCCGACGTCGATGTCCAGGAAATCGAGGCCGGTTTGTCCACGCGCAAGATTTCAGCGTCTCGTCGCGGCGAATATTGGGAGGATCTCGATAAGCAACGCGAGGACGAGACTGTTTCCGACATCCAAGCCGCTCAGCGCATCGCGAAAGCGACGGGAATCACATGGCAAGAGGCCATGGCGCAGTATCGGCCGCCTAAAGCCAGTGCTCCAAAGGTTCAGACGCAGCCGACTGACTCGAGTACCGCGGAGCAGGGAGCGGAGTCGAAGAAAAGCGAGAAGGAGGAGACGGAATGAAAAACTGGTTTGAAATCAAAGCGCAAGCTGACACAGCAAAGCCGGTTGAAGCGTTCATTTACGATGAGATCGGCGTCTGGGGCACAACAGCAAAGGACTTCATTGCCGCACTACAGCCGCACAAGGACAGAGAAATCGTGGTCAGGATCAATAGCCCCGGCGGTAGCGTGTGGGATGGGTTGGCGATCTATAATTATCTTCGCGAACTGAACGTCACAACCCGTATTGACGGCGTTGCGGCGAGCATGGCGTCTATTGTCGCGCTAGCAGGAAAGCGGGTGCAGATGGTTTCCAATGGATTCTTCATGGTTCACATGCCGAGCGGCGTAGCTATTGGCAACGCGGAGGAAATTGAAAGCTATGCCGAAATGCTTCGAAAAGCTGGCGGTTCGCTCTCTGGAATCTACCAGCGTGAGACAGGCGCGAGCACGGAGAAGGTCGAAGAGTGGATGAGCAAAGATACATGGTTCAGCGCTGAGGAAGCTAAAGCGGCTGGGCTTATCGACGAAATTACAGACGAGGTTTCATTCTCAGCTAACGCAAATCTTTCGAAGTTCAGCAATGTCCCGGCATCGCTGGTTGACTCCCAAACTAAAGGCATAGTGAAAGACCAAACTATTACTCCCGAGAAGACTTTCGTGGAATCTCTTAAGGCACTGCTCGGCATCGGGCAAACCGAACTGAACGCTGAGATCAAAGACGCTGCTAACCCTGAGTTAATCCAGGCGCGCGCGGATCTGGCCACATCAAAGCGAAATCTCGCAACCATGGAAGCTCGCGTGAAGGATCTCGAAACAGACCTTACTACCAAGGACGCCAAGATCATCGCGTTGGAAACAGACCTGAAAGCCGCCAAAACCGAAGCGACAACCGCCAAGGAGCAGGCGAACAAACAGGCTAGCATCCAGGCCGCACAGATCACCGCTGCGCAGGGCCAGCCGCCGTTGGAAGTGAAGCCGACTGAGACGCCGGCGAAAACCGACAACAAGCCGAGCGCCAAAGGCTTCAAAGCTGTCGTTGCCGCTTTCGAAAACCAAATCAACCAAAAGCACTAATTTATGGCCTACGAATACCTCACGATGCTCGACATCGCCAAAAGCAACGGCTCCGACGCCGTTGTTGGCTTGATCGAGGAAAACCTTAATTCGGCACCGGAAGCAGCGATGTTCCCGGCGCGAACAATCAAAGGCACCTCGTTCAAAACCCTGCTTCGCCTCTCTTTCCCTTCTCCTGAATTTCGCAAGCTCAATGAAGGCGTCGAACCGAAAAAGAGCCGCTACGACAACAAGCTTGTTGAGTGCTACTACCTCGATGGCCAGCTGGAAATGGATGTTGCGGTGGCTCAGGCCGACGACCAGGGCGAGGCGCACGCACTTGCGATGGAAGCCGATGGTATGACCAGGGGTTCGTTGCTTACGATCG